GTTTAAATTTTTTTGTGAATAAGATTTTCCTGCTGCTTTTCGAGCCAGTAAATTTTTGATTCGACTTTCAGTTCGTCTTTGTTGTCTTGCAGGTTCTGAATAATATCCCCCTAATGCATTCATTTGATTTAATTGAGCTGGATTATAACCATAAGCGCCTTGAGTAGCTGGTTTATAAAAACGAGAATCTTTTAAATTTTTTCCTCCGGCGAACATAGCTAAAGCTGCCATAGGATTCATATTTTGAACTAAACCCATTAGCCCGGCTCCAATGTTTCCTCTCGCAAAATTATAAGCTGGCATTGTATATTTTCTAAGGTTAGCTAACCAATTACTTGGTGTATCTGCATCGGTAAACGTTCTGCCTAATACTCTGTTTTGATCAGCGATGGTTCTAGGAGTTTTATAACTTAGTTGAACTCCACTGGGACTTCGAACATTGCTTCTAAAATCTTGTAGAGGATTACCTAACTCATTATACCCTAAAGTTTCATAACCAGTTTGAGTAACACCTTGATATGGAGACTCAGATAAATTCCAATGTGTAGGTTGTTGAAAAGTTTGAAACTCTCCATCTACATAAAATGGATCACCTTCTAGTGTTGGTTTATTATCCCAAGCATGGGGATAAATACCAGCTAATCCGTGCGCTTGTAAATCTCGAACATCATATCCTTTTTCCTCGTCATAGACTAAAGGATCTCTTCCGTCCTCACCTCCTCCACCGCCGCCTCCTTCGGCTTGAGACATTCCCAACAGCTCTGACAGTTTTCCCCAAAATCCTTCTGTTGGAGCTTCACCCGATCCTAATAATGTATCTGCTCCTGTGCCTATATCTCCTTCAAGTCTATCAATGTCAGCTTGTATTTCAGCTCTTTTTTCTTCATTCTCAGGTGTATCTGGATAGAATTCTAATTCCGCCTTCTTGTTAGCTAGATTCCGTTCTACTATTGAAGTTTTTCCTGATCCTTCAGCAAAAGGAATCCTTCCACCCAAAGCTTTAGCAATTCCGCTGCCATAGGTATCGGTCCAGTCACGAGCAATCTCTGGCTCGTTGGCCCATAAATATCGTCTTTGTTTTTCTGATTGAAACGGCATTATCTCCTTCCACTCTCTTGTATATCTAACCTAAATGTTCCCAACTTCCAAGTCTCATCGACAGCAGTATTTTCAACTTTCAATGCCACCGATCGAGCTCGAGCTCGGGTATCTTGTTTCGTAGTACTTGAGGTAATATCAAAAGGACCTAAGGTTGAACTCACTTGAGAGGCATTAGGATAGTCTCTTAAATATAAAGTCACTCGGGTTGTGCCTGTTTGTGTTAAAAAATCAGGAATAAATCTCCGGATCGACATGAAGTATTCTCCATCTCCTCTAAAGGTTATACCTTGTTTTTTATCTTGAGTAATATCAAAATCTCCGGATTCAATATTAGCCGTGATGGCAGTTGTCACTCCTCGTAAGATCTGATTGTTTCCCGTTTCCTGTTCATAATAGGTACTGATGCCATCGGTGTTTCCGACCACGTCAAAGGAAGTATCCGTTCCTTCATCATAATACGTTGCATGAGGTTTACCAAAGACAGCTGAGTCGGCCCAGGCCGTTCGATTTAAACTTCCCGTGGTCCAGATGCCTCGTTGAGCCGAGGAATCAATATAGTTATAAGAGACCATGGCATCCACTACATCAGAACCAGCGGTACAATAAAACCATATCACTTCTCCAAAAAGATTATTCAAACCTGCATTAACTAATTGATTGGAGTTCGTATTAATATCATCATAAACAAAGTCTTCGACTAAACAGTCCATGGATTCGAGTTGACCGGTGTATCTAAAGAAACCATTTTCGGACATCCAGTAACCGGCTCCATCCACTTCCACACAGGCGTTCTTGCCAATGAGTCCACAGTTGGTTCCTACTTGTTCGTAAGCAAAGGTAAAGGGAGATCCTACAAAACGCATGGTAAACATGGCGGTGTCGGTCCAGATATAAATCGCATCCCGACCTCTTAACGCTCCCATAATTTTAGAGCCATCCGCGAGTCTTTGTGAACCTGCGGTATTGACTGCGGTAGGAGTATAATCGGTTAAGGATTCCTGAGAAGAGAATCGTATAAACATATCATCTTGAGTAGTGGTATCTCCAATTGTAGTTTCCGTTCCGAAGAACACTAAGTGCCGATCGGGAGTTGAAACTAACATGTCTCTTGAAGCTGTTGGCGCTCCTGAAATAACGGTTGCTCGAGTAGACGTTGCTGCTGCAATGGAAGAATCCCATTCAAAACACGATCCTCCTACAATTAAAGCAATGAGTTTAGTTCCATAATTATCTAAGGACCACATCCCAGGTTCAATCACATAGTCCCCTGAAGCGGCTTCGCCCCAACCGACATAATCGTTAGCATCATAAACCGTTGCCCCAGTCAAATGGGCACTTCCTGTTGTGCCTGACACGGCAGTTCCTGAAGCTCCTCGGGTAATGCCTGTAAGATCATTGCCTGTAATTCCAGTATAACTAATTAATTCAGACCCGACTAAAACAATTCCCGTAGCTGGAAATCCTGTCGTATCAGTCAACGTGACTGAAGTTCCGGATCCTCCGGTTCCTGCCGTATCCGCTAATAACGCTCCATTTAAAGTCGTATCCACCTCACCCGCCACGGTTCCACTGTACTGTCCTATGCCCCAACCATAAGCGGCCAGCTGTTGCGCTGGACCTACGGTATAATAGGCTTGAACCCGAATGCCTCCTGAAGTCGTGGCACCGGCTCCGGTTTCTACGGACGGCATGGTAATGGTTAAAGTGGTAGTTGTGGGTACTGTCGTCACCATAAATTTTTTATCATCAAAATCAGCAGCTACATAATTGGAACCTGTGATGGTCGTAAAGCCATCTAGAAGAATAATATCTCCCACGTTAATTCCGTGAGGAGTGGGAAACGTAATCGTAACTGCAGCGGTAGCTGGGCCAGGACTCGTTCCTACGGTTGAAAAAGCATTGGTTAAAGTAGTTGTCGATTTAATAGGATGGATATCATAAAAGATTCCTCCTGAATAAACATAAAGAATTCTGTTGGTTCCGAGCGCAGCATACTTGATGCCTGTATTATCAACAAAATGATGAATCGCTCGTACGGGTCCGGTTAAATAACTTTCCCCGAGTTCAGCCCAACCTCCTATTTTTTCAGGAGTGGAATATCTGAAACGTACATTATCTCCAGCAATCCATTGTCCTTCAGCGGTTGTGGGAGTTACCTGTTTATTGAATCCAGGCATAAAGCCTATTTTTTGTAGCATAGAAAATTCCGTTTAGAATACAATTATACTAGATTAATGGGGATATCAACTGATTATGAGTAGGCGTAGAAGACCTTTGTGGTGGAAAGATCCCCCACACCAGTCTTATTTATATCTTATTTTTTAGTGAGAGGCAACTTAAAACCTTTGAACCATGATGGAAGTCCTAACATAGGGCGCTTATCATAAAGGTTTTCTTTAGCTGTTTTCTTGGTTCGATCATTATAATGAAGAAAGACTTGACCACAATTCTTACCTGGAAAGGCGTCACGCCAATGTTCCAGATCACAACCTGAATAAATCAACATATCTCCCGGTTTTAAATCAACTTTGATGCCTGCTTTTCCAGTTTTACCTGAAGGCTCTAGATAAATAGGCCAGGGATCTCCTCCTAGATTTAAAGTCGTGGAGACTTCACAGGAATAACGATCCTTGTGTCGATGTAAAACATCTCCGGTTTTATAAATTCGTGCATAAGAATAGGTTTCTTGAAGTTTATGCCCGGTTTCTTTTTCCATCTTTTGTCTTAAACCCTGAAGTAGTGTTTCCATAACCATATCTCCATAATGGGAATAAGTATTAGGAACTTGAGTATCATTCCAAATGCCCCACTCGGTGGCAAAAGGAGATATCCATCGTTGATCAAAAAGAAATCGTGCCACCTTTCGTTTATTTAAAAAATAAGTGTAACAAAACTTAGCTAGTTCAGGCATAATCGCTTGTTTTAAAATTTTATACTTTGTTTTTTTGAACATGCTTCTTCTTCATGAGTTGTTTTTTTCTTTCATCAATTAAGGTTTCTACAAAATCAGCAGGATATTTTTTAGGATGTTGTCCGAGCATCGCTTTGATATAAGCATTGTGGGATGCGCCCATGGCGTTATGAAGCTTAGGCATATATATCATTTTATTTTTTCTTTGCATTTCGATCTAACCATGTGGGTTGATAAGGTTTTCCTAGTACCCCGTTCGGGACCGCTTGAAGATTAAAATGAATAAAACGAAAAGGTTTATATCCATTATCTACACTATACATATGAGGTAAATAAGAATTAAAAAATATAAGTCTTCCCGGTTTAGCAATATAACTAACTTGGTGAGAAGCTGCGGTTATCTTAGAAGGATCTTTTTGAGGAAGTAAATTCATAACATGTCCTGGTCTAGGATCTTCAAAAATAGGTCTAGAAGTCACGTCACTTGCTTTAAGAAAAAAGAATCCAGAGATATGACCATTCCAATGAGTATGTAAACTATGGTGTCCTCCTCCATCTTTAGAAAATTCTTGCACCCACAACTCAGTAATAAAAATCGTATGATTAGTAAGATCAAACCCTTGTCCGTCTAAAAGATTCCATGCTGTAGCTCCAATATAATCTTGTAATACTTTAAATTGAGGATCACCAATTAAAGTTGTAGAGTGGTGAACCCAGGGATGTTCTCCCTTGTTCCCATAGTTTTTATTTCTTTGTTTAATTTGTTCTAAATTAGTGAGACGGGCTTGTTTGATATAAGAATCCGAAGCGGTATTAAAACCTTTCACCCATTCGGGCTTATCGGTAAAATAAATAGGAGAAGAAAAATAGTGTTCTGTATTAAGAGGTTCAGGTTTACCTCCTTCGGATTCTCTACAAAGTTGTTTTAATGATTTTTTAGTTTTATTTTTCATTTAAACGGCCATCCTAAATTCCATATGACTAAACTATATCGAGATCCTTTGGTGACGGGTTTAACTCGATGCCATACAAAAGAAGGAAACACGACCATCGATCCTTTGGGTCTAATGTCTGTACATATCTTAGTATTTCTTTTTTTGTCTGGATCCATATTTCTAAAATCAAATTCCAGTTCTCCTCCTTTATAATTTTTTTCATCGGATAAAGAAAGGGTGACAGATAACTTTCTTATTTTACCATGACTATTAGTATTAGGTTTATTATAAGCTCCTTCCCAGCTGTCACAATGCCAATCATAATACTGTCCTTTGTTATACTTGGTAAATTGACAAGGCTCCGAATAGTCCCATTCAAAATTCCAACCTGCATTCATATTCGCTTGACGAATATAGGGATGAAGTTCTTTATAAATCCAATTTTCTGAGATCCATACAATATTAGAATCTCTTTTCTTTTTTAAATCTTTAACTTGCTTTGGGTTTAATTTTTGAGAGCCATATCCCCCAGTCACAGCCATTTGTTCCCGAGTCTGTAATCCATATTTAATAATGTCATCACAAATATGAGCGGGGACAACATTTTTAAAATACCAGTAATAATTTAATAAATTCATCTTTCTCTTTCTTTATATCATCCCTAAGGATGTAGTCAATTATGTCGTCCAGGTTCCCGCGACTTTATTTTCGTATTGAGCTTTTTGTGGCCACATACCCGGAGCCGTTACACCAGAAAGGGCAGCTTCTTTAATAAGAACAATTCCTGATCCACCAGCTTTACCTGTTCCACCTGGGTCAGAAAGTTGTACACCACCACCGGCACCGCCAGTATTAGCTACACCATCTCCTGCGCCTGCTCCAGTATTCCCTGGTGATTGTGAACCGTTTCCACCCCCACCTGTTCCACCACATCCAGCAGCGCAATTAGGTTGTTCAGCTGAACCACCTCCGCCACCCGCAAAAATTCCTCCCACGGATGCTCCTGCATTAGGTCCGTTTGCAATATAAAAAGGTTGAGGGGCACACCCAAAAAAAGGTTGTAAATCTCGTCCAGCTCCACCAGGTCCACCTACACTACAAGGAGGGGATCCTGTTCCATCAGTTCCTACTGCACCAGCTCCACCGCCGCCACCAGTGGCTAATATATTAGTGTCTCCTCCAGCATAACCTTGACAGGCAGTTCCAGTTCCTCCACATCCTGAAGGATAACCACCACCTCCACCCGAACCTCCGGGTGCTCCAGGTGCGGCTGGACTCGTTGGGGGTCCCGTTCCAGCGGCACCACCACCAATTGCTGTTAAAGTTACGGGTCCAAAAGTTATTGAAGAATTAGTT